ATGGCTACATTCAAAGCAGTTGTGCAGGATAAGCGTAAAGACGGTACTTATCAAGTAAAAATTCGGATCACTCACAATCGGGTAGTTCGACGACTTGCCACGAACATTTTCGTACATTCCTCTGGAGTTACACGCGGTTTGAAAATAAAGGATCAGGACGTAATCGATCAGGCGGACGAGTTGATTCGGAATTGTCGAAAGATATGTAATAATTTAGGGATAGCGCTTGATTCAATGTCTACCGACGATCTTGTTTCTCACATTAAATTGAAACTGCAGGACGGCGGAGGTTGGCGACTCGATTTTATAGATTACACAACCAAAATGGCCTCGACAATGAGTCCGGGTACAGGGGGGCTATACATTACTGCTATCCGGGCATTGAAGCGGTTTATTGGCCGGGAATCGCTCGATATATCCGAAATAAATTCTCGATTTTTGAAACAGTTCGAGGCTTTTTTGGAAGACGAGCCGTCGCAACGCGGCAAGAAACGTAATCAGGGAAAGGGAGGCCGGGCCGTTTCTCTGTACATGGAACGATTGCGCGCGGCCTATAATCGTGCGGAAAACGAATTTAACGATGAGGATGCGGGAGTGATACGCATACCTTGGTCTCCTTTTAAGAAGTATAAGGTCAAGCCTGAACCCCTACCCCGTAAGCGCGCATTGTCGATTGAAGCAATGCAGGCGATTATTGACCTACCCGTTGCAGAGAAGGATAATATAACCGGAAATTTTAATCGGGTCGAATTGGCTCGCGATTGCTTTCTTTTGTCGTTCTGTTTAATCGGGATGAACGCCGTCGATTTGTTCGACTGTCTTCCGACAAAGGGCGACGAATTGATATATTACCGTCGCAAAACAGCCAGTCGCCGAGTTGACCGGGCCGAAATGCACGTCCGGATTCCTGACGTTATTCGCGGATTGGTGGAAAAATACCGCGATCAATCCGGAATGCGGCAATTTTGTTTCCACAGACATTATGCCGATCACCATAATTTCAACCGGGCGCTCAGCCGGGGGCTGGCTTCGATTGCGGAAAGGCTCGGAATTGAAAACCTGACCTTTTACGCCGCGCGCCACTCGTGGGCGACGTTCGCCCGTTCGGCTGCTGTCGGTATTGAGAAAGCGACGGTGCACGAGGCATTGAATCATGTGGATCGAGATATGCGTGTGACAGACATCTATATCGACCGTGATTGGTCGGTTATTTGGTCGGCCAATGAAAAGGTGCTGGGCCTGTTCGACTGGAGAGCGATGGGGGAAAAATAAAGCCGCCCCGGATGAGGCGGCACTCTTTATTTTTTAGCATCATTAAAAACGATTTCTGCGTCTTTGAGCTCTTTTTGTAACTTTTCGATTTGCTTACTGCAATGCTCTTGCAAAGTTAAATTATTTAGTTTTGCTTCGTTAGTTTCACATGGTATTTTGAGCAATGAATCAATTTTTGCATTCCAAAAAGCTATTTCCGATGTAATCATTTCATATTGCATGCTTTCTTCAAATTTTGGCTTTGATTTTTGAGATATGCAAGAGCAATAGAAAAGACTACAAAGGCAAAATATTACCGTTTTTTTCATATTGTCAACTAATGGATTGTTATGCTGGGTAATATTGAAGGGTTTGAACAATCTGATCCGCGTATTTGTAGATATCATCGAGCGATTCAAGGGCGTGTTTCGTTCCTCTCTTTTCTGCGTCGAACGTTTCCAAATACTTATTGCTGCTGTTGAAATGCAGCCGACAGATAGGCTTACGATTGTTGTCATCGAGCAGAATACCGAAATAGGATTGCGTATCGCGGTGGGCGACGCGGTTAATGTCGTCGATTTTGTTGTAAAGAATCGCCCGTACAATGTAGAAGCCTTGCATTTCTTCTTCGGTTGTTACAATCTTGCTGTCTTCACATTCGCAAGTCGGATTTTCATCCGCAGACGTAGTCTGTACCTCTGCCGGAATCGAAACGTCCGGGGAAATGGCAGACTTTAAACGCTCGTTGACGTAATCGGTCATGTACTGTTTGAACGCCTGCTTGACAATTTCGCGGAATTGGTCGAAAATATCGTCATAGAACCGGCCCGGATAGACAGGCTTAGCAAAATACTTCACGAACTCGTCGCTCGGATTGCTTATTTCTTTGGCGATCGCGTTACGAATCTCGTTCGTGTATTTCAACTCGCTGGCCGTGTTCAGTATTTTTTCAAGGTCGAAATAGCTTTTATGAAATTCCTTCAATTTCTCGATATGCGTGTCCCGCAAATCTTCCATGTTCAGTTCAAAGAACGGTTTCTCGTCCATTTTATTAGGTTCTACCAGATCGGTATAGAACCTATAAATGATACCGTTAGTCAGTAGGCCGAATTTGGCGTTAGATACATGGTAATATCGGAATAATTGGCCGTTATGACAGTCGAGACATTCGCGCCAATTCTTGCATTCTACCAAGATGATCGGTTGTCCGTCTTTGTAAATTGCGTAGTCGATTTTCTCGCCTTTCTTGATTCCCAAATCACAGGTGTATTCGGGGACGACTTCGGTCGGATCAAAAATGTCATATCCGAGGGCCTGAATGAAAGGTAGGATAAATGCAGTTTTGGTTGCTTCCTCGGTTCCGATATTATCTTTTAGTTTAGATATGCGATCACCCAAAAGTTTGATCTGATCTTTGAAATCCATACATGGTAGTTTTAGGTTTGTTGGGTGAGTTTGTATGTGCTAAAGTATCAATATTCTAATCGAAATGCAATATTTTTCTGTCAAAATTCACCGGACGTTGGATGCTTTACTGTCATTAGATAAATTTAATGATTCTTTCCCCTTGGGTACAAAAAAGGTTTGGCAGATATGATCTCGGTGTTTTCTTCGTTAACAGGTAAACTTATTGGAATGATAAATTTTAGCCTGTTAGTAGCTATATTGGTGACATTATTGCCGACATTACCATTTCCACTTATTGAATTGAGGACGCTGATTTTCATTCCTGCTCCTTTACTTCTTTCAGAAGTCATGGAAACCGTTAGATCAAATTCAATTTTTTGGACATTCCTATAAACGTTCTCTCCTTCTCTTCCGAGAATAATTGTACCCGATGAATGTGTTGCGGGATTGATTAACGTGTCGCTCTCTTTTAATTTTGTTGAGGCATTTTTAATGCCTTCTGTTATCTCGATAATTGTCTGGCAGACAAATTTTTCAAGACTTAAAGCGTTGGTTTCTAATTGATCATTGGTATCAGACATAGGTCAGTTTTTTTGTTGTTTGTAGAAATAACTTTATAACTGCCTCCGATTGACCTTCCCTTTTACTAAAAATATTTTCAGTACATCATTGCGGGGGACTATCGTATCTCCTGCATATCGGGGATTTGTCGCTCGCAAAATGAACTTTTGGCGGTCGTCGGATAAGTAGACATTCTTGATTGTGCGAAGATTATCGCAATTCGCGTTCGTGATAACCAAATAAGGCTCTCCCCAAAGCATCGAATCCACATTGGTTACCTCTTTAACCAATACAACCTCTCCGGCATAAAAATCGGGTTCCATACTTTCGCCGTACACGGGGAATGCTGCCGTGCAGTCGTTCAACGGCGGGAAGTTTATATAGTATTGGGGTATCTCCGGAGTGTCGCAGAATGCTTCGGTTATGGACGCAGTCACGTCGATGTCATAAAATGGGATATTCGCACCGCTATGAGGTTTGGGTGAACTTTCTGATTTCAACATCTTGCCCTCTCCGGTGAGAAGCCACTCTGTATTTAAGTCGGGATATTTCAAGGCAATTCTTTGGAGTTTGTCTGGCTGTATGGATTTTCTGATAGATGCAATATAGGCACTTGACACTCCAATATCTCTTCCAAATGCAGATTTTGAGATTTTTTTGCTCTTAAGATATTCTGTAAGTCTCTCTTTTACAGGCATATTTACGATAAATTTAAATTTTGCACAGAAAACGCCTTGAATTATTTGCTTATTTAAAGGCATTGCCTTATATTTGCAATGTGTTTAATTGATACCAGCAAATGTATGCCGAATTAAACTTACTGTAAATAGCAAATATACACTATTTGCGGGAAAAACAAGGCTCTTTGACGTTGTTAAGCCCCTGCCCTGCGCGGATGGATTGCTGTCACGGGTTCGACTCCCGACAGGGCACAAGTTTGAATAATTATGAGAATAGTAGATCAACTCGATTCGACGACACGAGTCGTTGTTAAACGATTTTGCTGGGAATATTGGGGTGCTGCCATTATCCTGCAAAGGAAAATAGGCAAGCGGTGGAAAAACGTTGCACAGGTACGCCCTGAAGTTGTATTGAACGAATCGCCAGAAACTATCAGGAAGTATCTTCTATGGAAAGAGCGACAGTGTGATTTCCCGAAAAACGAATACGAGGCTGCCGTATGGCTATTTAAAGATAGAGATAGCAAGAGAAAGTAGGCTGACTGCTATTGCAGCGATTGACAGCCACTTGTTACGCTTCCGTTCTTTGATGCACAGCTTCAAGTCCTGCACAAAAAGAGAATTTCTCTCAGCCTTTTGTTGCTGATCTTGAAAGGTACTGCCGAATATATCGAGTGCCGCTTTCTGCTGAATTGAATCGCTGGGTCGTAACTCAAACTCGTCTGCATGTTTGCCTTGTTGGCCGACACCGTAAAACTTGCATATCGCAACTATTCGATGTGCTCTCGATTCATCGAAGTTTACCAAATCGAGTAGACGCGAAGGCATTACATAACCCTTGCTTCGTAGTTCGGTCATTATGCAATTCAATATTGGCAAATCTTCTTCTGCGATTTTCATAACGAAAATTTAAGTGGCATTACAAAAATAGTCAAAACTAAGCACCTCTGCATCATAACGATAAAATTTGAGTGGCATTGAATTTCATCGGCGGAGGTGCTTTTCAAACACAGACCATATATGATTAACGCTTTCAGAAAGGGGCTTGGCGACACACAAGCAAGATTTCAGGTGATGATCCGAAAAGAGATCATGGCCGCATTGCGGATCAAGAGCCGCTATCAATGGTATAACCGCCGTGATGGTAAGGTAGACCACACTCCGGCCGAACGGGCGGCAATCGAGGCAGTATTTGCCAAATATGACGTTACCTCCCCTTGGGGATATGAATAGCAGCCATGAACGTAGATGCGAAACTCACCGCCGAGGAGAACCGGGTCGTTCAGTTTGTTGCGTGGGGATGTCCTTATAAGATCATCGCCGACAGACTTTGCAAATCGGTACATACGGTTACGAATCAGATTCGGAGTGCATGTGAGAAGATCGGCATAACGCCGGGCGAGCTCCCTGCGTGGTGGTTTTGCACCCGCTTTGGGATCAGCTTCGATCTGTCGCCGATCAGGCGCAAGGCAGGAGCGATCATGCTGCTGATACTGTTCTGCTCCCAGATCGGGAACTGCGATTCGATAGCCCGGCGGGTGCGCCGAGGCCGGAGAAATGAAACGGAGTATATAGCGGAGTTTTGAATTATGGACCTCTTTACTTTAAAACAGCACATTATGGAAGTTGCAGAGTTAGGTGCTGCGGCGACTGTGAAATTGCAAAAGCCTCTTTCGGACGAAATGACGCGCCGTCAGGCTTATGAATTTGCCGGGGAGGGTTGGATTGATCGACATACTGCTGCGGGGAATCTGCATCCGGTTCGTAAAGGGAATAAGTCTACCTCCCCTATCATTTACAGCCGACTCGAAATTCTCGCTTTAAAACAGGCTGAAAAGTTAGGTCCCACGATCTTATGATTTTGACGTTTCCTGCGCTTTTGTTGGCCGTGTTCGGCTACAGCGCAATTTTGGAGTATAAAAACAAAAAAGCCATGAACGACGAGATCCAATTACACGACGGTCCTCAAAGCGAGGCCCAGAAAAACAAGGAGCGTATAGCGCTGCTCAAGCTGGCAGAACAGTATCCGAAAGGCTCCGCCAGCGAGCAAACATTAATAGACCAAGCGAGTAAATAGACAGGAAATTCCAACAGATCGGGTATCCTACCCCATATTCAATTTAAGGAAATGAAAATAAAACGCTTTCACTTGAGTAAAAGAGCGGCACACGAGTATATCCGCAACTTGGGTTATCGTGGTCGTGGTTTGGAGGTTTTCAAAGTCTCCAATGGCAAATTTTGGGTAGGTACTTTCATGGAATGGCTGAACAGATGATACGTCTGACAAACGAAGATTACTACCAGTTAGCGATGCTGGTCGAGGACAAATCATGTGAGCATCGGGGAGACTTCTGCGATAAGATCGAATACGACACGGACAGATTTCACAGCGATCTGAATATATCCGTGATGATTTACGAAAGCCGCTTCGAGGACCCTAAACTGTTCATCGTCTCGGCCGATTTGAAAACCTACTTGCCCGACGGAGAGGTCGCCAACGACTTCGACCTGACGAGGCTCAAGAACGATCCCTACCTGTCGTAGGTTGTTAGGTTAGTTTTAGGTTGATTCACCCCCTCCGCATCCGCGACGGCCCCGGAGGGTTTTTAAGAAATCGAGCTTATGTCACATTCACAGCCATACGGACCACAGGAAAGAATCAAGGCGGCCTTTCTGGCCGGCATTCGCATGACGACAGCACAGGCGAACCGCCTCGGGCAAACGAGCGATTCCCGCAAGGTCATATCCCGCTTAATCAAGCAGGGTATGCCTATCGAATACTACTGGAATATCCGCAAGGACGACAGCGGCCGGACGGTGGCGAAATACAAGACATACTATTACGGATCGCCCCTGCCCGCCAAAGGGTCGAAAATGGGGACTTTCGATCATCCGAAACTGGATTTGTGACAGACTAATTCTGAATGAAAATGATAAAAAACGAAATCGAGCTTTGCGGCCTGCTGTGGGATACGGAGAACCTGACAATCGGCGGTTACGAGAAGGACGGCCGCCATTACTACACATGGGAGGAGGCAATGGATGCCGCGAGGTCCGTAGGTAAGCGATTGCCGACCCGGGAGGAATGGGTGGCATTATGTGATCTCGGCTCGACTTGGGACGATGAGCTCAAGGGCCGTTGGTTCGGGGGTAATCACGACTCGGACCACAAAGGCTCGCTATTCCTGCCTGCTGCGGGTCTGCGCTACAGCAATAGCGGCGAGTTGGCCAGCACGAGCTCCTACGGCTACTATTGGTCCTCGTCGCCGTACTACGGAGGCGACAACGGCGCGGGCACCCTCGGCTTCTACTCGGGCTACGTCAACCCACTGAGCTACAACGGTCGCGCCCTCGGCTTCAGCGTGCGTTGCGTGCGGGACAAAGAATAGTTCTTGAAAAGAAAAAGCCCCCGACGGGTGATATCGGGAGCTTGGGATTGATTAAAAGCCGGCCGGTAGTTGTCCGACTCCGTCCGACCGGACAAAGATACACAACTTTTTTAAAACGATACGATTATGGGATTGATTAAAAAGCCGTCTGAGCTTCAGGTTCAGACCACGATCAAAGCCCTGCTGTACGGACAGCCGGGCATCGGTAAGACGACCGACGCGCTTTCTGCGCCTTATCCGGTACTTCTGGACTTCGACAACGGCGTTCACCGCGTCAATGTCGCGCACCAGACCCCCACGCTTCAGGTAAGCTCCTACAACGATTTTCTCGAAGTGATGCAGAGCGGAGAGCTCGCTCCGTTCAAGACTATCGTGATCGATACGGCGGGCAAGATGCTCGACTACATGGGG